CTTTGCAATTGCAATATCTTCAGGGCTTATTTCTTCACTCGTAAACATTTCTCTAGCTTCATTTACGGTAACAGGAACTAATACAAGCTTTTTAATTTTGTTATTAAAATAGCAATTGTTTGGTGAGGAATTATGAAGCCCGTCTACATCTAGCCATGTATTATTTTTTGCAGAAACTATGACGCACAAATGACAGTACTCATATGCGTCCTCTTCGAACAAATCATCATAATAAATTCCTGCCCATGCACCCAAAGGTAAGTCAGTTAGATCATGTAATGCTAGAGCCATTACATCACATAATCCTGTTTTATACACATGTTGGTTCTCAATAAGAAACTCAACCGCTCTCATTATCCTTGTACCCAAGTAAGTGGTTGCGAGTAGTCTTGGTACTCTCTCAAGTCTTTAAGTAATCGTTCTTGTAAAGCTATACCTTGTTGTTTCATGGCACCACCATTAAGAGATGTGCCGCCACCTGGACCATTGATGCTTGCAAACTTTTCACGGGCTTCGCCTAGAATAATTTGGCAAGTAGCTAAGATAAAGTCACCGATCCATACACCAGCACCAGGATCTTGTAATAGTTCTAGTTCAGGGCGTTGAACGTCGCCCCAAATAAGAATTCTCTCACCAGTTCCCTTAAAGTCACGAACAACTCTAATCACTTTAGTTACTGGGTTAAAAGTATATGTGATGTAGCCACCGAACATTCTAGCAGCCAATTCTACGTAACCTGCATAGAAGTCGTATGTTGCCATGCCACCTGTGTAGTTATAGTTCAGTAGATAAGTGTTAAGAATTGCACTTGAGAATGGATCAAAAGATGAAGAACTAGGGCCAGTTTCTAAGCCTACTGTTCTTCTAAAGACTGCGCGTATGTTGATAAACTCTTGAGGTAGAGTGTAAGTATCAACATTCTCAATTGCGGTCATTAAAGTATAAGATTCTACCGTGGCATTTTGAGCGCGTTGTCTGTACACCTTAATAGCGTACACATATGCGGCTTCATAGTGTTCAGGGTCTAATTCAACATCTACGATTCCCGAACCTAAACGCAAGGCTATATTTTGAAATACAGCCTGTTTCATCTGTTCTAGATTATATCCGTTAGGGGTGTCTAATGGATTATTTAAAACTGGTATGCCTGGATTTATTGCCATATATTGAATTCCGATTTATTACAAGTATTTATCGGAATTCAAACTGTTTACAAATCCCCAGTCTTACGATTCTCACTATAGTATGGATCAAACGATCCACCGGGATAGCGGCTTTCTAGTTTCTTTACGTTCTCTGCAATAACTTCGTTTGGATCTAAGTCAAGTGCCCTGCAAGCGTTCACCCAGTACCAAATTACGTCTCCCAGTTCACGCTTCAAATGAAAGAGTGTTTCATCACTGAGAGGTTTTCCTTGAAACAACATCTTCTTGACGATTTCCATGAACTCGCCAGTTTCAGATGATAGCCCCATAGCACCAGTTAGCAATAGAGGTACATTAACATTTGGCCCATGCATATGCTCCCCGTCTTCTCCGAATGCTTCCCAATTGCCGTCTAGCCTATCCAACCTATTCATGAATGCGGTTAGGTCATTGCTAGTCTCGCTTGTTACGGCTTCGACAAAATCCTGATACTTTTCCAAATCAATATTCATAACTCTCCTTTAAAATGCTCGCAAGATGATCATATCCGAGTTGAACCGACCCTTAGGCGTAGTCGCAACTGCTTTAATATCCTTGAAGAACTTACGAGCAGCGGGCTTGCTGCCAGTAACTTCTTTCAACTGCTTTGCAGGATTGCGTAGCGTTTTAACTTCGCTGTCCTTAGTGTCGAATCCAATCAAAGCATTGCCTTTGACGCTAAGTTCCTTGCTATAAGGGTCGGCAACATAGTGATGCAGTTTGCGCCGCTTAGTGTCGTAGACCCACGCTTCAGTAGCACCAACAAGTTTAGTTGGGCTTACGCTAGTAAGGTCAATCTTGTTCTTTACGTCCTTGAAGACTTTAAGATACTTAAGTTTGGCAACTCGCTTTTCGGGAGTGACAGGCTTCTTAGCGCGGGGCGCCTTAGCAGCCTTCTTCACGGAGACATAACTGTTAAGGTCGCTCAACAGTGTGTCAACATAACTAATGATGTTCTTGATCTGAGGCTTAGTGAACCGAGAGTACGCTTCCTTAAGTTGCGGGTCTTTGCCCTTGAGTACTTCTTCGTACTCTTCTTTGCGGCGAGTCCAAGGCTCAATAATCATGCTGATATGCTGAGGCAGAATATTGCGCTTGGTAAACTCGTCCATTACCTTGACGGTAAACTCTTTCTTTGCACCCGACTTCAGGTATTCATCAAAGAGACCTTCCAGTTCACCACCGGCTTCAGTAGTGCGCTCACGCATAATCTCTTGAACATTTGGGCGAGTAGTGACTGTTTCTTCGGCGTCGGGTTCGTTCTTGTTGACCAAACCAATCAGTCGCTGAATCTCGCTTTCCAACGTAAGTGTGTGATTGTCGGAGAGCACCAAACCGCGCATAGTTGCTCGGGCTACCCAAGCGTAAGTAGTGATGATCACCGAATCGGGAACTTTGCGAACATACTTTGCGTCCTTGGATCGATTATTGTGATCCAAGTAGTCTGCCAACATTTCCTTGGCGTCTTTGTTGCTATAGAAATAGTTGTACCAATTAAGTGCGCCCCTTAGCGCATTTTGGTAATCTTCTGCGGTTTTGGGCTGAGTCGTGAAAATGGGCTCGTTGCCCAAATACTTAGTATGGGGGTCTTTGGGCTTCAATTCTTTAACTTCGTTTTTAATCAATGACTTAGACATGCCTTACTCCAGTGATCTATCACAGATTTATATAGTCTAACAGAACAATTACCTATTGTCAAGCCCATTATTAAGTGCGATAAATACATTTAGTATGCCAAGATTAAGCCTATACCACCCGCAGAAAACTCAGGATTACACTTTCTTTGATCGTCTTATATCAGAGCAATTGACTGTGGGCGGAACTGATTTATATATTCACAAGTTCATAGGTCCTACAAATCAAGGACCTAGTAATGACTATACACAACCCCAGTACGATACATCAAATCCTACAAATATTCAAGACTTGTTATTTTTAGAGAATCGTGATCGTGCATATGATACTAATATTTACCGACTGCGCGGTCACTATCAAGTACAAAATTTAGACTTTGATTTAAGTCAGTTTGGTTTATTCTTAAACAACAATATCATCTTTATTGTAGTTCACTACAATGATATGATTGAACAGGTAGGTAGAAAATTAATGGTAGGTGACGTAATAGAATTACCACACTTGTTAGATTACGATCCACTAGATTCTGCTAAAGTACCTGTAGCACTAAAAAGATTTATGCAAATCACTGACGCCAACTGGGCTAGTGAGGGATTTTCTCCAACTTGGTATCCGCATCTTTGGCGCATCAAGTGTGAGCCACTTGTCAATAGTGAAGAGTTCAATCAGATTCTTACTCAACCTACAAACACAGACAACTATCTTGGACCATTCGATCCTCTAAAACCATATCCTCAAGGATATGTGGTTACATATGGCGGAGTGAATTATATTTCAACTCAGCCAGTTCCACCAGGCATTACTCCACCAAATGCTACTTATTGGAAGGTAGATACCGATCCTACACTCAGTTCTGTATTGTCTACTTACAACAAGAATATAGAAATCAACAATGCTGTCTTAGAAGAAGCACAGCGTATAGTTCCTAAGTCAGGATATACTGTTAATAACTTGTATGTTGTACCAACATATGGCGACTTTGTAACTGATGTCGATGGCAATACAGTACTATCAGAAAAGAATAGTCAACCTGCTCCACCAGTCGATGTTATTGTCTATACAGGTCAAGGTGGTCAACCTGCTGGGGCTACAGTAGGCAAGATACAAATGATTAACAATCCTAAGTATAAGTTTGCTAGCCCTGTCGTTAGAATATCTAAACAAGCATTAGACAATCTTAGAAAGAACAACGCCGGTATAAAGAAATTCACAACAGCACACTTGCAGATGAGAACTATTGCACCTGATAAGATTGGTTCAGGATCAGGATTTGTAAGCGGGCATAAGTTATTAGAGTTTGCTGCTTCACCAATCGTAATCACAGGACCATACGGTACGGCTGATAACACTTATGCTACTGCTGATCAAGATCCAGTAGCACCAGGATTTACTGGTACAGTGTCGCAACAAATGGACTTTAGAGCAGACTGTGATCCTAGATTCCAATATATTTCTAGATACTCACCTCAGTCGTTTGGTTACTTGGCTGGATACTTGACTGGCGACGGTCAAGCACCAAACGGCTTCCCTGTTAATGGTAACATGGCTATGGCTGCAAGACTTGGTGGTGCTGGAATTAGTTTCCCACCAAATCCTGCTGTAGGTGACTACTTCTTGCGTATAGATTATTTACCGCAAGTATTATATAGATGGGATGGTTTACTTTGGTTAAGAATTAGCGAGAGTGTAAGAACAGATACTGGCTTTACTGCTAACGACCAATCGCTACTATCAGGATTTATCAACGATTCAAATGTTACTGTACTTACAAATGGTACTAGAATACCAGAATCGCAACCGCTTTCTACTATATTAAATCAACCATATCCACCTTTACCACCAGTAATTGATTAAGATTTTAATTTACAGTTATTAAAATGCCATCTAGGCATAGTACAGGATCCGCCTTTTTTACCGCAGTGCGGGCATTCTACTAATTTATACTTCATACCGGTTCTTGTAGCGGCGCTTTTATCTACCCATTCTTTACGTAAAGGTCTACCTTTATTTTTATTAGGAAATACTCTTGCCTTAGGAGTTTTATATTTTAATCCTATCTTTTTAGCCAAATACGCTGGTGATCTTTTTATTCCCCGCTGTCTTTTACTTTTTTGAAGATTTTGTTCAGGAGTATGCTTTTTACCAGTTTTTGTTTCAGATATTTTCTTTCTACCATCCGGGCCCGGATCTCCACCGTCCCCCATTTCGGGTTTTAGATTTGCCCACTCGTCACTTTCAACTATATTCCATAGTTCAGAGTAATACCTTCCCCATTCTTTTATTTCTTCTTTGGAGTGACATTCTTTTAGTATTTCAGTGTCATAAACATATCCATGTTTATCTAAATGTCTTTTCCAATATTTACCCGATCCTGAATATGAATGAGGATCACTGTTTGTAGTTTTTCCTAAGTATTTAAGACCGGTTACTTTGTGGGTCTTTTTATAAAGATAAATATTCATGCTGGTGCTCCTATAAAGCATTAGAGTAGTTGGGAATCCCCATTCCGCGAACTACACGAATATTTATACGAGGATTAATATTTTGGCCGCCTTTTTTTATGATAACCAAATACGCAGATTTTTGATTCAATTTGCTAAGATTTTTAGTTCCTGGAGTGTTACTTTTGGTAAAGATCCTGCGGGCAACGATATATTAGTTCGCGTGCCTATTATGTACGGAGATCAAAGCAGACAAGTTGCTACCGTAATTGGTAACAATACTGCTAGTAACTTACCAAGCGTACCTATGATCACATATTATATCAGCGGTCTAGAATACAATCAAAAATGGACTACTGAACCTACATTCGTAGATCAAATGCAAGTAAGACAACGTAATTATAATGAAGATACTGGCAATTATGAAACTATTCAAGGGCAAGCATTTTCTATTCAGAGATTGATGCCTGTGCCTTACACACTAAGAATAACTGTAGACTTTTGGACTTCAAATTATAATCAAAAGTTACAATTAATTGAGCAGTTGGGAACTCTTTTCAACCCCGCGCTAGAAATTCAAAGTACTGATAACTTCATAGACTGGACTTCATTGAGTACAGTATTTCAAGATGGCTTGACATTCAGTAGTCGAACTATCCCAGTAGGCACTGGAAATCCTATAGATATAATGACTTGGAAATTCTATATGCCTATATGGTTAAGCACACCTGCTAAGTTGCTCAAAATGGGCGTTATCGAAAAAATTATCATGTCTATCTATAAGGGTTCTGCTTTGCAAGATATGCAGAATGATGACTTGTTATTAGGTACTCGTTTAAAAGTTACACCATATGGATATAAGTTATTACTACAAGGTAATATGCTACAACTATTACCAGCAGATGAACCTTTTTACCCACCTAATACTGATCTGTACAATGTTACACCGCCTGATACTAGTTTATATTGGTCTAGTTTGTTGAATGTTTATGGTACTGTAAGACCGGGAATATCTCAGATATGGTTAGAGAATCCATATATGGATACTGATATTGTGGGTACTATTGTACCAAACCCTATAGATGACAGATTCTTGATTTTCAACATCGACCCAGATACACTACCTCAAAATACTCTTAATCCGATCACAGCAGTGATTAATCCGCAAGTTACAGGACCAAATGCGGGACTACCAGGACCAGTACCCGGTGTTCGTTACTTAATAGTAGAACCAATTGGGGCGATTGGTAGTCCTACTGTATCTTGGGGGCCGGGATTTGAAGCAAACGCTAATGATATTATTCAATATAACGGTACTACCAATCAATGGTTTGTTGCATTTGACTCGCAAGCCGCTACTACTCCTCAATTTGTTACTAATTTGGCTACTAACATTCAATACAGATATGTGCGCGAAGAACAAGTATGGAGAAAATCATACGAAGGTTGGTACGATCAAGGAAATTACAGCATCGTGATTTAATTGATAAATCATAGTATGAATGTATCAGCGGGAATCTTCTTTTATTGTCGTAGTACTAGTCGTTTTCTATACTTGCTTAGAAATGACAAGAACTACACCTGGAGTATTCCGGGCGGTAAGATAGAGAAAGATGAATCTCTTCTAGACGGGTTACGCAGAGAATGCGTAGAAGAAATGAACTTCTCTGAAATCACCAAGTTGATTCCAATTCAAAAATTTGTTAATGGTACTTTTACATATCACACATTCTTTTGTGCAATAGAAAACGAGTTTATTCCTGTATTAAATGACGAGCATTGCGGTTATGCGTGGGTAGGGGAAGATCAGTATCCAAAGCCCTTACATACAGGATTATTCAGCACTGTCAATATAGACTTAGTGCAAGAAAAATTAAAAGCACTTATAAGAAAATAGGGAGATTTCTCTCCCTATTTTTTATACTCCAAATAGTTTACTAATGAAGTGAAAGCCTAAGGCGCCCAGTGTAGCAGCGCCTCCCATTACCATCCATCGCCATTTTTCTAAATCGGCAACTTTCTTACCTAAAGAAGCATGAGCGTTAGAACTCGATGTTTGCATAGTTCTAAGTAGTTCAGTAGTGTGCTGTGATTGCGCCACTAGAGTCTCTTTGACTTCTTTAATGTCGTCCTTGATACCGTCGAACTTCTCGTCCAACATTTTAACTTGGACTTGAAGTACGGCGATATCAGTTTCTGCTTTCACGGCTTTTATCTTTGGTAAACGCGCTGCGGTAGACATAACTGTTAAGCGTTGTTAATAGTTACGATTGGATTGCTTGGCGTATAGAACTGGTTAGCAGGATACGCTGTATTAAACGAAGCAATCACGTCAGGATTTGAGTCAGATGGTGTTTCACCAGATGATGATGACAACACTGCTGTACCTGTACCTGAGCCACCTGCACCTGTTGCAGTAAATGTAATACCAGTGATATTACTTGCTGCACCAATTGCTGTCCAGTTTGTATTACCAGAGTAGTAAATTACATACTGTGTACCAGGAGTCAATGAACCGTCTGCAACTTGATTTGGGAACAATCGTGTTTGATAATCACTCAATGAAGAAACATAAAGTGTATCAGATGCCGAATCTGTTGCAATAATTGACATTGTATTTGGGGTCAATGCTGTATTAGCAACATTTGCAGTGTATGCCTGTGCAGTAATGCCAGTTGTAAGACCAGTGACTAGATACTTTGTCTTTCCCTTCTGACGAACAATGTACCCTGCTTCTGGTAACGCACCTAGAATTGGATCACCATAACCATTGTAGCCGGCTGCATTAACTATTGAATTAGCACTTAATACTATTTGTTGTTGAAGTGCGATAGCAGTTACACTTGAGTTTGAAGTTAAACCAACGTTTGCACCACCTGGTGTCGCACTAACAGTAAATGCAGCAGCATTTGCAATAGTGTGAACAAAGTAAGTATTACCTGCTGTGAGACCACCAAATGTTGTATCGAACACAACTGGGTCACCTGAAACTAGTAACTGTGCGTTTCCAGAAGTACCAATAACGTTACCAGTAGCACTAGTGTTAGCGATACCAATTGATACGTTGCCTACATTGTTTGATACTGTTCCTAATAGATTTAGACTATAAGAACCTGGATTACCCTGGTATGCATAAAGATGAGTTCCATTTGCTACGTTAGCAAAATCAGTACCTAAACCAACAACTGTCGGACTGGCATTACTTGCAAAAATTGTACCAGCAATGTTAGCACCGAATGCTACATTACATAGTGTTTGCTTGCCATATTGTGTAGTGTTTCCACCTACAACACCAAATGAAGCATTGCTGCCTGATGGTGCTGAAGTATTTGAATTGTTTGGATTGTTGAAACCATAGTCTACTAAGCCTACAGTTGCTGCAACTGATTGACCTGTTGTTGTAGTTAATGTAGCAAGTACTCGCGGTTGAACACTCAACTGTGTAGTTGATACTGTAAATGTGTGGTTTCCAGTGATAGCATTAATATAATAGATTGTACCGGCAGTTAATCCACCAACTGTAGATGCTACTACGAAAGGCATTCCTGGAATGACTCCTACTGTTGGGGCTGTTGTTAAATTCTGCGATACTGTCACAGCAGCGCCTAAGCCACTACCTGTTCCTGTAATTGTTAAGACTGCTTGTGATTTTGCAATTTTTAGAGGACGTCCCATTTGTTTTTCTCCTTAAAATGGTGTGGGTTCTAGCCACTACGCAGTGGGTACTGCATAAACTCTCACTATGAGAGTGTATGAAAGTATTTATCAAACAATATTATTTTTTACGTTTTGGAACGATGCTAAAGATCAATGTCCTATAGCCAACCAATAGGCATAAGTTCCAGTCTGTGCATTAGTATCAACACCCACATACATACCGGTAGTTTGCAAACCATATATGTAGTTAGTGCCGCCGGCGCCCGCACCTACAGCAGGAACATATCGATTGGCACAGCAAACTCCAGTGAATGCCATATTAGGGAATGGTTTAGCAAACGTAACAAAAGCGGTTTGTACTCCATTAGTTGCACTACTAATGAATGTGTAGCCCCAATTTAAAATTAGTCCACCGGGAAATACTTGGAATCCAGTAGTATTTAAAGATTGATTAGCCCCGGAGAATATATTAGCTGCTAAGGCACCGATCGTATTCCAACTAACCGTAGTAGCGGCTGTACCATCGTAACCGGTGCCAGATATCACGCCTGTACCACTATTATTGAAGAATATGCCATGTGACACATTTCCAGCAGTATTAGCACTGGCAACATTGCCCACAACGTTGCTACCAGCTATAGAATTTGCCAATCCTGCTGTTCCTGAATAAGTGGAATAATTTGCATTAGCAACAGTACCAACAATATTTGCTGCTGCAACGGAATTAGCGATTGCGGCATAATTGACCTGACCAGATACATTACCACCTGCAACATTATTTGCTACATTTGCATAATTTACTTGCCCAGATACATTAGCACCGGCTACTGAATTTGCAGTATTCGCGTAAGCAACCTGACCAATGACATTAGTTCCGGCAACTGAATATGCGACTGCTGCATAGTTTACTTGTCCTGTAACATTAGCACCCGCTACTGAGTTGGCTACCGCTGCATATGGTACTTGACCAGTTACGTTAGAACCTACTAATCCACTTAACCCAGCACCATTACCAGTAACTAAGCCGCCGCTTGTAATATTCCCTGTTGAGATATTCCCTGTTACTGAAAGAGAAGTTAGAGTACCAACACTAGTAATATTTGGTTGTGTTCCTGTTGTTAAACTGCCCCCCAACGTACTAGCATTTAAGTATCCTTGAACTGTAGTACCTGCCTGAGAAACTTGAAATACGTTAGTTATTCCGTTTACTTGTACTGTAAAGTTGCCATTGGTCGCTAAAGCAGCGTTACTTGTACCATTCACAATGTATGACCCAGCAGCGACAGAAATATTAGTAATGTTACTACCGTCACCTGCTAAGTATTGACCTTTTATTGTTCCTGAATTAGCATATAAACTACCTGTTACAGTATTTCCTGTGACACTCAATGAAGTTAGAGTACCAACTGAAGTGATATTAGGTTGTGCTGCGGTTGTTACAGTTCCAGCAAGAGTTGCGTTTAAGTTAGGAACTCTAGTAGTTGATTGAACTGTTAAAGGAGGAGTTCCTGTTGCAACATTTGAATTAAATGTAGACGCACTTACTGCGCTACTTGCATTTATGTTGCCAGTGTTTATGTTGCCGTTAACTGTTAGTATTGAACTAGCATAGTTATATGTGAAACTTGAACTTGCTCCAAATACACCACTGGCGTTATATTGTACAGCAGTGTTTGATCCTGCAGGATTACCACTACCTCCACCGCCACCTGTTTGCGGAGTCCAACTTAAATTTCCGGTACCATCAGTTTGCAGAACATACCCAGACGCGCCGCCACCTATATGTACATTGCTGACATTACCTAGATTAATTACACCACCAGCAGTGCCGCCTGCGTTAATCCAATTATTGCCATCATAGGCTAGTATTTCCCCAGTACTTAAAACACCGGTAATATTTAAGTTTCCTTTTGCTCCTAGTATTTGATCAAACGCAATACTAGAATAGGAAGTAAGTACTTCTACATTTTCAGGTGGAGTAGTCTTACCAATGAACAGTTGTTTGGTGTCTGTTGCCCAACCAAATTCTGCTTCATTTAGTTGTGGTAAATCTGTAAGATTACCTGATCTTTGTTGTAATTGGGAAATTTGTATGATGGCCATAGATTTAATATACTCGTATTAAATCTATTTATCATTTTTGGGGTTATAAGAATTTCTTGTAGTATTCTTCTAAACGATTAAACCATCGATCTGTCCATTGATCGAATTCTTTACCTTCGATGATAAATTCTTGATAAATGTTATCTGCGCTACACATCAGAATAACACCTTTCTGAATATCAGTTCCCCAAACTTTATTATGTGCATTAGCATATGCTGCTAACTGTATAAAGTAGTCATCGATCCATTCTTGCTTTTTAGGTTTGTTAGTTTGCTTGAAGTCTAAGATAGCAGGAGAACCTCCATGTACTCCTACTAAATCAGTAGTACCTGCATATATATCAGGATAGTAAAGTGATATTTCGGTACCCCAAAATTCAGTGCAATTTACAAGACCTTGCTGGATAATAGAGTCAGCCATTCTGTGACTTTGAATGCTGTAGGGATTAGTACCCGGGGTACCCATTTCTCCCGTCTTAACATAGTTCTCTAACCATTTGTGCATTCTAGTACCGCGTCCTGCGGCTTCAGTAGTAATCTGCTGTGCTTTTTCAGCACCTACTCGTTTACGCCATTCGCTTAATGCTTTCTTAGATTCTTCAGATTTGGTAGCGTCTAAGATTGTAGTAACACTGGGTACTTTTTCACCAGTTGGTGTTACATAGTGTCTAGAACCGTTTAGAGTTTCTCGCTGTAGTGCTTTATAAGGAAATTTGTCAGGTATATACATTAGATCATTATAGCAAAAATTGTAATAATGTCAATTACTTCTTTGATGCTTTTTTAGCCATCTTCTTTACAATTTTTTGCTGATCTTCTGGGGCAGGAGGCGGTTCAGTATTTACTGGTTTTTCTTTCTGACCCTTGAAGATTACATTATCACCTTGGATATTAGTAATGTAATTCATTAAGGGCGGCTGCTTGATCATGTTGTACAAATCATTTCTGCTTAACACTACATCATATTTGCTGTAATACCTGAGCAAATCTTCCACTGTCCAATCGGGCGTTATTTTGCCTAACTTAACATCGGTAGCCAATTGGTCGCTTACTGCAATAATTTTAGCGACCAATGGCTCTTCACTGTCTAATTCAAAAAGATACATTAATTATCTCTTTTCACGACCAACGTTAGGTTCGGGCATTTCTTCAGGTTCTTCTGCTGGTGCTTCTTCAGGTGCAGCCTCTTCAGGAGGTGCTTCTCCTTCTGGTGGGGCAGGTGGCCCTTCTTCTCCGCCTGCAGGCGGTGCTTCTCCCCCAGGAGGAGCAAATGCTTCTGGGCTTCCACCCTGACCTGTTAAACCATTTAATGCATTTTGCATTGCAGTCTTGGCTTGTGTCAAGGCTTGGTTTAGCCCACTCAATGATTCTGTTGCTTGTTGATTAAATTGTCCGCTTTCGTTAACGCCAATTTCATTTTCAATGCTAGTTGTAAGAGCAGGTAACTCTTTAACAAGCATGTCGTTAACTTCTTCTACCATTTTCTGAATAGAGTCAACCATGTCTTGTGCAGCCAAAATAACTTGCGACTTTTCTACTTCTTCATTTTCAACAACGATTCTAGGAGCGCGCGGCTTGTTAGCAATAATATGCTGGTGCAATGCTTGTTCCATGAATACTAACTTCATATAAGAAGGTGAGTTTTGATTTTCATAGAAATTTTGGCTGGCTCTTACTTCATTTTTTAAGCCCTGCACTTTTCTAAGCATTCTAATTGCTGTTTCTCTACCCATATGTGAGGGATCAAAGTCATAATTAAAACTTTCTTTTAGAGCCTTTACAGCATGATTTTTAGGAGTCAAATCGTTGAGTTTCATAGTGTGTTTCCAGTCTTATTAGTGTATTTATCAGAGTATTAAGAATATGTAGGATCAAATTTCCTAAATTTCTCTTTTTGCCAAAGTGAAGTAATACCAACATGGTAGTTTATTTCTTTTAGAATCTGTGCTTTTCTATATTTAGATTCTTGTATTTTGGCTAGATATATGAATTTATCTTCTGAACTGTTAGTCTTTTTTAATTTTTGTTGCAGAACAGCCAAACTTATTTGAATTCCAGATAATTCGGTGTCAATGTGGGGCAATCTATTTGCTTCTTTTACCATACAGTATTTGTCGTAAACGCACCATGCCAGTGCTATCTTGAGACTTGAGAATATGGGTTTCGTACGCCAGGGTTCTTTAATTGTGAGTACTTCATAACAATCGTTAACTGGACGTATACTATACTTACCAAAAGCCAAATAAGTACCATCAGATGCTTCTAAGAGCAATATGCTTTGAATGTCTTTAGCCAGTTCCTTAGAAAAGAACTGTTTTATTTTATTGGCTTTGTTCATGGTATAAGAAATAGATGTTTCTAAGTTCAGGCGTAGTATCTAAGAAATTAGACACTCGGTGCCATTCAGTGTTACATTTTATCATTGGCACTCCATCACAATCGCTGTATAAGTATCCCAAATCTTCTATCCCGTCATTAAACACGCTAGGATGCTGTATGTAAAAATCAAAAGTCCACGCTATTACTTCTTCTTCATAGCCCTTATAAAGAAACCCAAATTTGTCATCATCAAGTGTAATCATGATCTTTGTAGGAATCTTTACTATTTCGGGCTGTGATCTTAGTGAGATTGCTTGCAATATAGTATCAAAGTTAGCCTGTGTATTCCTTTTATGCATCCACACTTCAGGAATATCACTAGCCATTGGCTTTGATCTGTTAAGCACATGAGTTTGTGTACAATCAAAAAGTGTATAACAACTGAAAAGATGATTCATGTTGTATTTAGAGAGGCAAAAAAACCCGAGAATAAATCTCGGGTTCTTTGTTTTGAACAATCAGACTAGTATTAGAGACCAGTGTAGATTGTTGTGAATGTTGCTGAGTTTGCACCAGTAACTGTGTTTGCAACGCCTGCTGTTGACAATGCTGAGATTACAGCAGCTGTTACGTTAGCATTTGCACCGTAACTGTTGTCTACTGCCCATGCACCTGTTGGGTATACGGCAAAAGCAAGAGTATCAGTTGTTGTTGATGTATATTCATACATGTAAACTGTTGCTAATTGTTGGATTGTTTCAACAATAACGTTAGCCTGTGTTGCACTGAAGTGTGTAGTTGAAGCTGCTGAAATTGTGAAGAAGTCTAACTTTGGACCTTGTGGCTGTACTACGTAACCCGAGTCAATTGCGTTAACGCCAGGGTTAGTATATGCAGGCCAGTCTAAGTTCATTACTGGATAAAAGTCACCGTTTGTACGTGTAAATTGTGCCATGTTATTAATTCCTATGTTTGTTGCTACCTACTGTAGCATGATAGTATTTACTATTTTTTTCAAAAAAGTAGGTTTTATGGTTCATTTTTTTATCATATTGGAATAAATAATTGTATGCAGACAGTGCTAAGGAAATAGTATGTGTAAATATTGTGGAACTAATAAACATCGTAAAATTTATGAAAATCACGTAGGCCCGATACCCAAAGATGAAAATAATAGAAGTTATGATATACATCATATTGATGGCAAGCATAACAACAACGATCCAAATAATTTAATTGCAGTAACAATACAAGAACATTATGATATACACAAAAAACAAGGTGATTATGGTGCATGTCTCGCTTTAGCAAAAAGAATGAAATTAACGCCTGAAGAAAGATCAGCTATGGCAAGAAAACAACAGTTAGAAAGAAGTAAAAAAGGCATACATAATTTTTCAAGTGAGCGTAACAGAGCCCTTATTGCTATGAGAAAAGCGAGAGGTGATTTTAAAGGAGAGTTTGCAGAAAAAAGTAGAATTAGACAATTTAATAAAGTAAAAAATGAGTCACATCCATGGTTAGCTAAAAATAGAGATTTAAGGAACTATACTCCCCCTATGCATTTTAAAGGAGTTACCGGTTTAAATCACCCCAAAAGTGATAAAACATTTTATAATTTAGAAAACATTATTACTGGAGAAATTGTAACAGGTACTAGAAAGGAACTTATGTTGAAAACCCAGCTGAACGATGATGCTATGTCCAAACTGATAAGGGGGAAATATAAACACAGAAGAAATTGGAGATTAGTTTAGCGGCCTTGTAGATTTTGACGGCTGAAACCTAATCTGTCTACAAATTTCAACCCGTTAGCAACAAATCCCTCTTGAGAAGCAGTCCCATCTTGAAGATAGCCCTGAACTGGGCTGGATTCTGCTGCTTTATTCAACTGATGAACTATGTGCTGCTTTAAGTTGTACAAATCTACCCAAACTGTAAAAGCACCAACTAAACCTTCTTTATTCTTTCTTAAATGATCTGTTAGTTTTTGCTTCATGGAAGCAGTCATAGGACGAGTTTCAAAATATTTAGTAAATTCACTGTACAGGTTCTTTAAGTCACCATTTCTAATACGCTGATTGATGAATGTGGTGAATAGCCCATTAAATGTATTTCTTGCTTGTGGTGCAGTTGTCATTAGTTCTTGTATAGCAGGACCGTATTTACTAATGTTATTTTGAGCCTTTCTTACTAGTCTTGCATCTGCTTTTAGCGCAGGTGGGCTAGGCATCGCACTTGGAATAATTGCTACATTGCTGTTATTTTTTAACTTACCAATTGTTCCATTTAATGACTGTGCATCGTCTGTAGTTGCTGCATCAGTGTTTAAGAACTGATGAACTGCTACCCCTGCTGTTTTATTGGTCATTAGTTTACCGATATCGCTGTCAGGATTTACAGTATAAGTAATACCGTTAGGATTTGCTTTGAAACTATAAACGCCTTGATTATTAGGTACGAGTGTATTGCTGAACAACAAGTCTCCCCAATAGTAACCTTTTGTGCCTTTAGATGCTTTTTCTAAGCCTGGCCATATATCAGTTATAATTCGTGACAATTCCCCGCGATTAACGCCACGGTCTGCATCGTATTTGATAAAATCACTTGGGCTGTATACTTGTCTACCTGTGCCACCTGCTTTGTTAAACATGTGCTTGTCCATGATAGAAAATCTACCATTAGCATCGTGTCCAAAAATAAGTGCAGGATATCCATCCCATTTAATAGTTACATTTCTAGGATTTTCGATAGTATTAATTATACTGTTTAGTGCTTCGACTGCCCCAGGTGCATCGCGCAAGAATACTAAGTCTTCAGGATGATCCAAATGGCCCTTAGCCTCTACTAAACTTATCTTAGAGAGTTTATCTGTTAATTCGCGTAGTGATTCTGTAAGGTTCATATTGAAGATTATCTGTTGCGTCTACCTTGCAAGTTAGGATTCATTGTTACCTGAGAAGATTTAGGGTTAATCCAATTAGTTGCATTTATACCCAATGGGTTTGCCGCTGGTTGAAAGTTCGAGCTATAGTTAACGCCAGTAGCGGTAGTTCCTGCTGTAGGGGCTGCTGCCGGGGCTGCTGGTGCTGCTGGTGCTTCGGGTTGCTGTGGTTGTTCTGGAGGTGTTGCCGTTGCTGCTGGTTGAGTGGTTAATTCTTTTTGCAGTACCGAAACCAGTTGCTGCTTTTCTTGTGGAGAAAGTTTTGCGATTTGACTTGCAACTTGTTGATAAGATGATGCTGTGCCGCCTGGCATTGTAGCAGTGGCAGGATTATATGAACTTAGCCCAGAAGTGTTTACTGGCATACCTTGATAAGTCATATTTACATTATGACCAAATCGTCTAGGAGCAGATTGACCGCGTGGGGCAGATTGGCCACGTGGGGCAGATTGGCCACGTGGGGCAGAGGCTTGACCGGTTACTGCTGCTTGAGCACCATGATACCCTCCACCAAATCCCTTTGCAAACTGTTTGCCCATACCTACTGCGCCGCCTACTACACCGCCGACTCCTTTTCCTAACCATTGAGAAGCCTTACCTAATCCGGAGCCTACAGAGGAAGCAAATCCTTCTTCAAGATACTGGTGATCAAGATGCATTTGCTCAAGGTAATATATTTTAGACTCTTTTACAACTAAATCGTTAATTTTCATTTTTGTTTCCTCAAACTTCTCTTAATCTCGTTCAATAGTCGTGCTTTTTCTTTGGCAGACAATTGGCTTATAGTATTTATCAACGACTCACTTAATCCACTAGATGGCGGATTAAACGATATTGCAGTAGAAGGATTAACTCTTTGTCCTTGGTAAGTCATATTAACATTTGGGGAATTATTAGGTGCCGGTGTGCGTCGTCTAGGTCCAGTATTTGGTCTAGGTTGTTGAGGATTTTGTGCTTGTGCTAAAATTGAATCTAATGATTTAGCAATATCGGCTCTAGCCGGTTTTCCGCTAGCATCAACCCAACCATTAGCCTTTTTAGTCCAGCGTTCTCCCCCTAATGTAATAGTTTGGTTAGTGCTATTTTCAGTGTTACCTGTAGCATCACCTGTGCTGCGAGTATCGGTATTAGGACTAAGCCAATCTTGCTTATGATCGTTTGTGTCATTGTTATTACCGCTGCGGGTTGATGCAGAGGCTGGTGCAGGATTAGCAGAGAACGCTTGTCTTCTTCCGCCAATGCTAGCGGTATTGCCTGGTTTTCTTGCTAACTTAGGTATAAGAACAAATATGTCATCATAAACCACTTCGCCTATTTTGTATAAAATATTCTTTATGTTAGGATCTTGTTCAACTCTTTTATCTAAACTTTTCATTATTTGGCTGTTTAGAAGAACATCTGCAAACTTATCGCTTAATTGACCTTTATAAGTTTGTTTAATTTGTTTCCAGTACAGTTGGTTAATCGTTTTAAGAAGTTCATCATTAGTAATAATGTCATTTTTCATAGCTTTTTGAATTCTTTCAGAAAGTGTATGATCTAACCATTGTTTCCACTGAGTGGCGGTAGTGGGCATAGCAGTCTTGTCCCCATTTAAGAAATCTTTTCTATCTCTACCTAAGATTTTTTCCATGTCGGCGACAAATGCTTTTGCATATTTTTCTTTATTTACGGACTCTCTAGCTTTTCTAAATCTATCTTCTAATTCGTCTGGAGAAATATTAAATGTTGGACCTAGTCCATACATTTCAGCGTATCTGACATCAACTGGATTACTTGTGTCAGGATCGAATGGTTCTTGTGCTAGGCCAGCTAATGCGATATTAGTAGCTAAATTGTGTGTTGCTTTATCCAACCAATGAAATCCTTTTCTGGTTGGGTCTAATTTAGGAGGTGGAATTCTGGGAGTCCAGGCTTCTGAAAATTGCTCAAATCTCATTTTTCTTCCTTAAAGACTTAGAGAACCTGTTTTGGTCCTTGCTCTTTATGGAACTTAGCAGCTTCTTTTCTAAGATTTCCGCTTTCTCGCCAGGATAGTGTTTGCTAATAAGCTCTAGCAAATTTATTGCGCTGGCGATCACATTATTGGCTCGGCTTTCTATGATATGGTTAATATCACGATTACTGCCGATCGCTTCTAATTCTTCCAACAGACTTCTAGTTTTTCTTTGCATACAAAGGTCCTATGAAGTATTTATCGGAAATTCAGGGATTTATTTGTTTAGTTGATTTAGCAAATTCTTTAGTTTAGTGCTATGTATATCGGCTACAATCTTCTTAGTTTCGGGTTCTGGGGCGACAGGGGCTGTAGAAACCGTAGAAACCGTCTTAATCTTGTTCATAATTTGACTTGGAGAGTCATTTTTAGGATTTTCATCTACCCCATCGTCGGTAATACGCATAGTCTCAATGTTGTAGTCTAAGTCTATTTTCATACCTACACCCGTAGAACTACGAGATTTCATGCATTGAATCTGATATTTCCCCCGCTCACGCATAGACCTAGAAGTAAAAATACCAAACAAAAAGTCAGCAGTATTGATCTTTGAAATACCACCTGCAATATGACTATGATCAAATTCGATTTCTTCTACTGCCCCACGATTCAACTGTGAAGCAGTTACTAGCAAGATACCCAATTCAATCGCTAGATTTCTAAGTTCTTCCGATACATATTTGTCTTTAATAAACTGATCACTAGGATCAACTTTTGTGGTAGAGGGCATAACCAGATCAAGATAATCTATCATAACAAAGTCGATCTTAATCCCAGTTTGAATTTGCACTTCTTTGATATATGCACGTATAGCATTTACCGAAGACTGAGATGGCATAGATTTTACTCTGTACTGCCCAAACTTCTTTCCAGCCATTTTGACTTTAAGTTCAGTATCGTCAATGTTCTTTCTAATCTCTTTGGTACTCATGTTGGTCAACATTGCGTCAGTACGCAGCGAAGTCAATTGCTCAGACAACTCAAGCGAAATATATGCCCCGCTCAAACCACGCTGTAGCCAGTTTAGCGCAAGATTCATCATGAGTAGTGACTTACCAGAACCTGAGCCACCGGCAACGATGTTCAGTTCCCCTCGACTCATACCACCATACATAACTTGATCTAGTTTAGGCCAGCCAGTGCTTACTTGTCCGCCCTGATTAAAGTACTTGTTCAATCGCTCTTTGGGATCAGCAAAGTAGTCTGTGCCCATATCACGTTGCAAACTAATCTGTACCGCGTCTTTGATCAGTTTTTCTACTGGTTCAAATTCACCCTTCTCAAGCAAGTCTGCTGCTTTAAGAATTGCCCGCTCAAGTTCTTGACGCTTAGTGAACTGTTCAAACTCATCTAAGAACCAATCATAATGTCCTTCGTTGAGTTCAGGTATAGGATCAATTTCCATACCAGTTGTAGCCTTGATCTGTGTGGGATCAGGCATGATACTATATTTCTCTGTGTGTTCTACAATAAACTCAGCGACTGGTCGCAAAGTGCGATCAAAGTTTTTTGAATTCATAATATTTACAATGCGAGTATACAACTCAGCATTTGTAACCATCATACGCAAAAATAGCGTTTGTATCTCAGTGTTATAGTCGTTTATCAATTTTCTTCCTCTTCATTTCTATTTTGATCTTGCTGTTAGTTTGATGTTGTAGAATACTTAACATAGTAGCAACTTTGCCATATTTTACTACTGCGTCATTAACATCTTTAACTTCCCAATTGGGTAAACTAACACTAAATCCCAAGTCTAACGCTCTATCACATATCTCCAAACCTGCTTTATCTTGATCGGGCACTACAATTATTTTCTTATACAAATTCTTTAGTAATACTGCTTGCTCGTCGCTAATTGTATTGTGCATTACTGCACAACCATTAATGCTTAGCGCATCGAATATACCCTCTACTACAATACAAAATTGCCAATTAGTCTTTTGTAAATCATAGCCAAACAAATATCCCTGCTGTTGTTCATTAATGAACTTTGGAATCTTGTTGTCAATAAATCTGCTAGTATATCCAACAATCTTATTCTTAAAAGTATATGGAATAATGATTCTGTCTTTATAACGGCCTTCACCGTTTGGAGTAACTAAGAACGGATAGTCACTAGTAGTTAGTCCCCTCTTATGCAGATAATCAACATATACTTTGTGCATAGGATTGCGATCATCTAGCATTTCCCCTTCGGGCAAAGTAACTTCTTTGAATTTTAGCCTTCTGAGTTTGCGCTTGCCATTTGTAAAGTCTAACAAGTCTTTGTGTTGCTGACTTTCAAAACTCCATTTAGAAATTTGATCTGGATCTATACCGCACCAAATCAGTAACTGTTCAGTATTTTTGTTGATTCGTCTGCCCAGTGTGAATGCACACTTGAAACTGCAATTAAAGCAGTGCATTGTCCAGCGATTTGGTCCGTCAAACTTTATACCACCCCGCATCCTGCGATCTGGTTTATGTCCCCGATTGTGACAGCATACAGCATTGAAACTATGCCAGCCAGAGCCAGTTAGTTTCTTTTTGCCCGGAATAATAGATAGAATCTCAAACATCTATTGAGTATAACTTGTTACAAATATGAAGTAAAGTTATCTGGCGTAAATGTTGGATAAAATGTCGAATCCGTTCGCTATATTGTTAGCGTTTGCTTCAAATGCTACTTGTACATATGGATAGAATCCATTCAATACGTACCCATATGTGTCTGTAACATTAGCATATGAGAATGTTTGAATAGGAGCCCAATCACTATTGCCCGTGCAACTACCCATAATGCCAATGTTTCCAGTATACTGGTAGTACTGAATTTGCATAGTTAAGATTGGGTTATTATCGTTAGTGATTATGCTGCTAAACCAAACTGTAGAGTTAGTTCCAAATAGCGGCTGATTATTAGAGTTGAATGTGTAAGGCCCGTATATGCCAGGAATTCCCTGAGTAGTAGGAATGCTTACGCTTAATGACTGAGTAACGCTAGGTAATACAGAATTAACTATGTATAAATCACCTCTAGCCTGCGCTTGAGCATCAACATATACAGGATAAGTTGCATTGCCTGTTTGCGAAGGAATAGACAGTGTGTAGAAGCATTGCTGTGCAGTGATAGGAACTAGAGTACTCAAGTCTAGATTAAGTTGCATTATACCATTAACAGAGTATACAGGATCTAGTGCTTTTTGAAACAGTATAGTCGAACCCGTTTGATCTATTGCTCTAAAAGTTATTTCAAGCCCTGTAACATCTACAGGTTTCTGATCTTGGTTCAAGAACTGAAATTGTAATTGATTGTCTACACCCTTGTGCAGGGTTAAAGGCTTAGCATATACTGGCATAAATCTCCTTGGGGACGGTCCTGACAGTACAACAACTATGTTTCGTTGAATGAATAAAAATACTGGGGTTGTGTACACTGGTTTCTGCTCCTTGCAAGTATTTATTCACATAAAATATTAACAATGGGCAAAGTCGAGTAAATATACTTAATAATGGTAGCGAAAGACTTTTTCAAAAAATTAAGTGAAAATCACCCGTTTATAACGGTGTGCTCCTATGCCGGTCAAGACTATGTAGGCATAGTACAAAATCGTGATGATTTAGTCACTACGATTTATGATTATGGGGCTATCATAGACGCCGCAGCAAAAGAAAAATTCTTGAATTTGGGCGACGCTTGGTGGTGGGAGAGTAACAGAACTATACCCATAAATCTATTCTTAAAGCAAGAATGGGACCCGTTCAAAGTTTATCTAAGAACATTTGTAAACAAAAGTCTAACTATTATACACGGCCCAGTAGTCAGCATCTCAGAAATCAACAAACGCCGAATTAAAAGAAAAAGTATTACTCTAGTTAAGAAGATGCCTTAGTTCGTTTCTTTCGCTTTTCTTTAGCCCTGTCTAATTGCACAGGTCCTACTTTAGTAACAAAACACACTCCGTCTAGGTGATCATACTCATGCTGAAAAACTCTGGCTTGTAGCCCAGAAAATTCTTGTTCTACCGTTTCGCCCCTAAGATTAGTGTAAGAAACTTTGACTGTTTCTGCTCGGTTAACCATCAACCAAAGATTCGGGAAACTCAAGCAACCTTCTGTGTCTCTGATTTCCCCTACAGATTCTAAGATTTTAGGGTTTATACAGGCTATTAAATTATGCTCATTACCCATAATAAAGATGCGCTTTTTAATCCCTACCTGTATGGCAGACAAGCCTATGCCGTTACTTTCAAACATAAGTTTGATCATGTTTCTAACTAGATCATTTGGATCTCCGTCAGTATCAAAATCCCAAGGTTCGCTTACTTCTAACAGTAAGGGATCGTTTTCTTTTAAAAGACTAAACATTAATAGTATCCTCTGATCGGTAACTAAACCAAGTAGTAGTTTCTGGGTTTTGAATACTGAATGATTCTTGCCCCAATTCTTTGCAAAGAAGCACGCCCAATCTTTCAGCGTGTTCCATGATTTGTTGCCTGCTAGCAGGGAATCTCGGGTAATTGATAAGTCCAATAATTACCCCATCTTCTTCACCACCTGTGTAGACATAGACCGTGCGTGTAACTGTTACACAATAACCTATTGCGTCGCAGTATTGCCTGGCGCATTTACGGGCCCTGTGATAATGGCCTGCTATAAAAATACTTACAGGAAAAGAATTCGTTGTTTCGATTCTTGGTTGCATTATTGTCTTTGCTCTTCTAGCAAGTTCATATGGATTACTACAAGTTGTGCGTAAGCTAGGCTATGCGAACGCTTGAATACGTATCCACTCGGGTCCTTATCCCACACTGTTTCACTAACTTCTTTAAACTTCTTACCTATCAAATGTTTTTTGCTAGGTCTGATCGCAGCCAAGAACATAGCAAGACGGGGTATACTGTTAATAGGTTCGGGCATTCGCTTGATTGCATAAAAGTGATTGCTCAAGTGTATTAGTTTTTCTACAAAAATGGGGTCATATAATTTAGCCCAGTTTGGTTCCCGCATCAAACTAACTAAATGTTCTTCGCTTTTTATATGGTCGTAAACGTGAACATTCAGTAAATCTAATTTAAAGTACCCGCGTCTTTCTGCTTCTTTGTAATCAATAGAAGCCATGTCATGAATTGGATCGTATGGAATCTCAGTAATGTGTACACCAGTTGCGTGTTTTCTAATTGGATCAACGTTTAACATAGCCGCAGGTATATGCTTGATAATAGAAAGTAGTTTGCTTCGGTCTGCTAAGTCTATGTCAATGTCGCTTTTAATTTGCAAGATTTAGTTTCCTGTATGCTTCTTGTACTACGATAGCCTGACGTTCAGCGTCTTCGATAGCCTTGTGCGTAGTAACATGTCCACCATCTCTTAGTTTTACCCGTGCGAGTTCGTAGAGTGTTCTGGTATCTCTTATAGTATAAAAGGGCCAGGGAATAGGCATTTCTAACTGCCTAAAAGCAGTTTCCATAGCAACTACGTCGAATCCTGCACCATGACTCCAAATTGCTCTGCGATTCCAACAAAACTTATAAAGTTTGTCCATTGCTTCTGCAAATGAGATACGATCTCTATCGCTCATTGCTTCATCTATTGCAGCGGGTGACTGTTCACTCCACCATCTAATAGTATCATCATTGATAATTCTGTTGAACTTTTCTGTTTGCTCTTCAATAGTAGGACGCAATTCTAAACGCTCGACAATGCCCTTGCCTTTAGGGTCGAATGCTACTGCACCTATCGTTAGAATAACGCAATAGGGGCTAGTATCTAAACTTTCAATGTCGATCATTATATCCATTTATTCTTTCCACAACTTCCACATAACTTCATACTTATGCTCCCAGATTTCTATATTAACACATCCTCTAGTCAAATAAAAGTCCCAACCAGCACCTCTGTCACCGAAATTTCGGCGGCACCATTTTACAATGTCTCTGGGATCTTCTTTCTTTTTAAGAAAGTTGTACGAGTGGTTAACTTTTTGCATCGTCGGTCAAGTGTCCTACACCTATCATTTGGTAGGCTCTGGCAAGATGATCTTCTGCTAACTCTATAAAATACTTTGCTTTTTTATTTTGTTCAAAGTATGGGTGGTTGTATAGAAGTTCTTCTATCATAACCATAACGCAATGAACACGGTCTAGTGCTTCATGATTGCTATAAGTGTCTAGGGGACGGTCTGCTTTATATTCTGCTTGTTCTTCTGTCATATTATTTTCCTATAAATTTATGCGTACTTCAACATCCAAAAAGTGTAGTCTGCTTCATTTCCAGTCCATTTAACTTTATAAAAATATCTACCAAAATGAAAGTACTGCTCTAAAGTATAACTTCCAGGAAAGCGTTCTTGCATCATTCTTAACGCAATATCCTTTTGGTAATTCTTTACGTGGTTTAATGCATCATTGATAGAAGACAAGTGAGGTGAGAATTCTCTAGTCTTAATATTAGGCTGGAAAGGTGTAACATGTTTAACAGATCGATTAATTAAATTTTTAAATTCAGTATCCATATACCAATTTGTCATTCCCATCTCAACTTAAACCAGAAAGCATGGCGATCTTCTTTAATAATAAAGATTGAAGTAGTAGGAATTCGTTGCCACAAGTCGCCTTCCCACGGATCTTCGTATTCCTGACTACCCCTACTGCCCACAACTTTTCTTAACGGTGAACCTCCGGGGCCGATGTTATTCCAACACCAAAGTTCTACTTCTTTAGTAGGAACATTATTGACAACAAAACGATTCATTATTCCCAACTCAATGTGTGAAGGTTAGTACAGAGATTACAGTTTAGCAATTTCCCTGATCTCTGTCAACGACTGATTGCGAATCAGTTTACCATTTTCATAGACCGTTTCCAGCATACGAAAGTGAACATGATCCTCGTTTTCGCGGGCAGTCGAGTAAGTATTATTCATGTGATTGTAGAACAAATCCAACTTACCCTTTTTGCTGCGCTTGCCAAAGTCCGTGACCGGATCTTTGAAAACGTCCCTCCACTCACCGTTGACCTTAGCAGCCGAAGCCTTCATTGCAAACTTCTGCGTGTCACGATTCATGTGCTGAAGCAGAGCACCACCCATACCGAATGCTACATTGTCTGCGCTAAAGCCCAGAATCTGCAAACGGGCAAGAATGTCCCTGATGCTCTGCTCGTTGATGCCGTCACCCTGAATGATGCGAACATGATTGAGGACCTTGAATCCCTGCCCGTTAACAGTGCTGCCAAACTGCTTGTCCAACAAGACCGCAGTATGAGCAACAATGTCTGCTGGATTACCCGAGTCTGGGCGAATCACAACGGTCGCACCACTGTCGATCACTTGCTGGCGAAGCGTACCACCCCAGACATTTTCTACAGCGTTGAACAAGTCATAGCTGTCCGAAACTACTGCGACCAGTGCGCCGGGCTTAGCAAACTGCTTGAGCATGTTAGCGTAAGCAGCCTCTTCGTTCTCGCGGCCCCAGCTGGTGATCGTGCTGTGTTCTGCTGCTGGGATAGAGAAGCCCGCCATACGCTCGCCATAGTACTTGCGAGCATACATCAGTGCCGGAACGTTATCAGTACCCTTGAAGTTCACAAGGTGTGCAAGTCCACCAAGTCCTGCACTTTCGAGGCTGCTGACACCACGCGCACCAAAGTCATGAAGTTTAAAGTCCAGACCGTCGGTGCTGTCTGCACTGATCTTAAGACGCTCGGCGATGATCTTGCGAATGCTGTGGCTGATAGTTGCCACAGTAGTTGGGTACCACACTGCGCGGAGCAGAGCAGTCTCCACGTAACTGGTCAACCACGGAAGATTGGGGTCTGTATTTTCCACCGTGACCAAAACATTATGAGTGGGGACAATCGTACCCTCTTTCACTGCCTTGATCTTGAGCGGAAGCAGCCCATTGTGATGATACAGAATGTACTCCCAACCCTGACGGTTGAAGGGAACTCCGTGAAGCTGATACACTTCCTCAGCTTCATCAATGTCCGATTTGGTAATGGGCTTGAGCAGATATTCTTTGATGAATGCCTGCAAGCCAAAAAACAGTGTATGGTCGTATTCGCCACCACGCGACTCAATGTATGAGAACACGTTAGTAGTACCTTCTGGGTACTGAACGAAATGGCTGGTCTTATAACTATCTGTATTGAGAATAATGTTCATTTGGATCTACTCCTTAGTTTGTAATCTACAGCTGGTCTACCCTGCTGTTATAGTATATTATATACTATAAATCTATTTAGTCAACCTTTTTCTTAGATGTATAAATATTTGTATGAAGCCTTTTGGATTTATATACATTACTACTAACCGAATAAATGGAAAACGGTACGTTGGCCAATCGCGTAAGCCAGTTGATGTTATATACTTTGGTTCTGGTCGCGCTATCAATCGCGCAATACGAAAATACGGAATTGTAAACTTTGAGCGAGAAATAATAGCCTTTGCTTTTTCTAAGGCTGATTTAAACTTCTTAGAAGAATATTTTATTTCGGAATTTGATGCGGTTAACAGCCGAGATTGGTATAACATGTCATCGGCCCCACACGTTACACACGGATTCAAAGGTAAAAAACATTCTACAGAACACAAAGAAAAGATGAGTCGAATACTTTCAGGGCATACAGTTTCAGAAAAAACCCGTGAAAAAATGAAAGCACGATGGGCCGAACGTAAAGAACGGGTTAAGTTAGGTCTTGATACATGGATCGGAACTAAAGAACATAAAAAACTTTCTTCCGTACAAGCCCGAATTATGGGTAAGAAAAATGCCATGCCTCGAGAAGATAGAGAATATCAATGCCCCGTATGTCAATGTAAATTTGTGAAAAACGAATTGTTGCATCATCCTAAGAAAGAGAATAGATGTTGTAGTAGGGCTTGTAATGCAAAAAGAACCGGCAGTAGACCCAAGATAAAAGGACAAAAAAGACCCGAATATTCAGCAAAATCTAAACTTCGTAAACGGGTCTATAATGATGACGGTACTTGGAATTGGGGCCTAAAATCTAACAACGGTTTATAAGATGACTGGCTATGCTCCAATGATCCTCATAGAGCTGGTCTGTCATGTCATAAAACTCCGAAAGCGGAAACCACTTAGCGCGTTCGGCATCGTCTGATCCACGCACTTTAGGAAGAGTGCGCTCTTGCAAGACAACCAGATAAGCATGAGTGATCGTCCGGCCCCGTTCGCTACGGCGGGGATGATCGAATACATGATTACCCTTAGTGCAGGCTCGCAGCATGTCGCTGCTGACCTTGATGCGAGTCTCTTCTTCCAACTCGCGGATCATAGAATCTTCAATCTTTTCGTTAGTACCCAAGAAGCCTCCGGGCAGAGCCCAAAGACCCTTACCCGGGGCCATGCGACGCTTGATCAAAAGAATGTGGCCCTGACAGATGACTACTGCATCAGTAGTAACGAACACGGGCTGAAAGGGCGCCGCGCTCCACATCTGCTTGTAATCTTTGATGAACTTGTGTTCATCACACAGGTTCTTGTAGATTTCCGAATTAGACTTACGCCATTCGCGGATAAAGTTCTCTACTCGGAGGGGCATAACATCTGCTGGAATCATTTCGTTCCCGAACAGAATGTCGCGGATTCGGGTGCTGTCCAGCACTGCAAGACTGGGCACCTCTTCAAATGTATACTGAGGGAACCAGCGGAGATACTGACTGCTATCGTCTTTCTCATGACCCACGATGCAAACGGTGCATTCGCTGATATCGTCATAGAGTTGGCTCAGCTCGTTTTCAACTTCCTGTTGAACGCGGGCTACCCAATGCTGGTCATTGTAAAGTTCGTCCTCGATAGGTGCAGACACTACACCTTTGGGCAGCATCTGAACTCGCTCGTCATAAGTGAACGGATTCTTGATGTTGCGGGCAATAAATGAACTACCAATCAGTACCAGGACGTTGTCGCTGTGCTTTTTGGCTCGTTCAATCAGTTCTTCATGGGCATTGTGAAAGGGCTGAAAGCGACCAATTACCACTGCTAGGTCATAGCGTCTTGCTTCGACACCGTGATCGGTCCAACCCTGAGATTTGTTCTTTTTCATCTGGATCTACTCCTTGTTTTTGTGTTAGAGATGGTCTACCCTTCTCTATGTTTAATACTATACTATTTAGTCAGCCTGTTGTCAACTATTATATTCCCAATAGAATCAATGACTTACAGATACTTTAGCTTGAAAAATACGAATTTTGCTTCATTTACCACCGTATAAACGTCGGAAATCCCTATCCCGTTCTCTAGGGTGATTATAAATCCATATTTTTCTTCTACCCACTGGATAAAAGAAATATTATCCTCGTCAGAATATTCCCGCTTAAGTTCTTTTAGAGCAGACCAATACTTTTGCCTAGATCGTCTAAATTCAATATTAGGATCATCGTCATCGTAGTCTTGAAAGTCGAGTGGTATGTTAGCCATTATGACCAACGTAATATAAACATCATACAATCTTTTTCATATCTAAACTTAAATTTCATAGTTTCATCAAAAATATGCCATCTGGTATGTCTTTCGTATTTTCCTATATTTTTATGTAACCATTCCATTACTGAATCATAATGTTTTAGATTTACAGACGCTTCGTACCATCCAGGCTTAGTGTTTTCCCAATCTACCCCGTCGTAGTAGTTGTAGTAAGTCATTAATAGCCAGCCAGGCTCAATAGTTCTTTGACTTGCTGCACTATATTTTGATCACGATTGAATTTTATAGCCCACTGCTCTGGCTGAATATAATCGACTACTAGTTTAACTTGTATTTCATCTAGACTAGACAAAAACTCTTTACCACTCTCACTATGATAAAGCATCCATGGACTAATTCTGCCCGCTGTGATTTCATAGCACAGACGATTACGATTGCCGTAACGCAAACAATCTTTAGTTTGTAACTTTTCTGCTTCTGCCAATCTCATAGTTGTTTCAATGCTTCTGGCAATAGCGTCTAGTGGATCTTCATCCTTGAGATAAGCGATAATAAACTTAGTGTAATTTGTATCTGTATTCCAAGAATCGATTCTAATTTGATTCTTAAGCAGCCAATCTACATATCTAGGAATGTTGATTACTCTAGCATCTACGCAGTAACTGCCAAACTTAGCAAATGCTGTATAGTAAGAACTTTTGATAAAGTCTAAATATGTTCTAGTCTTGTGATTGGGGCTGCTTTTATTGAAAAACTGTAACCAAGACTGAAAGCCTACACGGTTACCATGATGGTCCTTATTCATCCATCTGTGCTTGTATTCACACAAATGATTGATTAAGGTAGACTCTCTAATAAAACTACGATTGCAAAACTCGCAACTGTTCTTAGTTTCCGAGGTCTCTTTCGTACTTTTCAATTTCTTCATCAGTCACCAAGTTGTTTAATAAATCTATATCGTCAATCTTTAAGTTAGGAAATCTATCTGAAAGATACACTTTTCTTTTATGCTGTTTGACAAAATTTTCTGAAATTTCTTTTATCAAATTTTCGTCAGCATCTGGATATACTTTACTAAAGTATTCGCTAATTTCTTTTACTGTAGCGGGTTCTTGTAACTTAGTTACTTTAGGACGCAAGTTTGGGATCCACTGATGATACTGCTTGCCTTTACCTAACGTAGCAGCACACAGCATTAGCCATTGCAGTTTTGGATGCTTGCTAACTACTTCGTGTAGTGCGTACTTGTTAGCCATTTCATTGACGCTAAGCACATGAAACTCTTGCATAGCCCTGCTAGACTTGACTGAACTTAGAAAAGTAAGCATTACATAAGGATGAAACTTCTTTTGCTGTTCTGGGGTAAGACGATCCCACCAGCCATAGTCTTTACGATCACAAGCTGCAATGGCTTCGAACAAACTAAATTCTACTTGTTCTAATTTTTCATCTTCTGGTGCTTTTGTTTTTGCTTTTGCCATTAGTTTTTAAGTGCTTCTAAAGTCATAATATGAGCAAGTACTTCTCCCAAATCTTGATCTCTAGTTACAATAGTCAGTCTGGGCACAGATTCTACAATTCCTCTTTTATCTTGGATCAAAACATAATGCTGAACGACATATCCGCCGCTAGCATTATAAACAGTAAATGATACTCCAGTACCTGATAGATTAATATCAGGTCGGGGTTGAGTGCAGGTATCTAACTCATCATTCAACACTATAGCGGGTACATGTTTTCTGTCCCAAGCCTTCTTACATTGGTTATAGAACCAGTTATCAAACCACTTAAACATATAGTCTCCTTAAAAAACTAAGTTGTAATCTACAATTTCGCAATTTCTGCTAATCTCTTTGACAAAGTAAACACACTTGGGCTTGGGCGTGTCTTCTAATGGAACGCACAAAAACTGCCCGTTTCTTAGCCTAGGAGCATACCAAGTAACTTCATTATATATGTCTAAAATCTCAATGGGCAAGAAAGTTGGAGAGAAAGACGATAGTGGGTTAAACTCAAACGCACTAAATCCCCTATCATTCAAACTAGTAAGGGGTAGTGTTTCTAAGTCACCATGATCGTTTTCACCAATTAAAATCTGCCAATCTAGTGGCATTTTGATCTTAAAAGATCCTATCTTAAGCACTAGTGCAGGTGCATTAAATGATTCTAGAAAGATTAAGGGAATATAATGATAGTCTACATTTGCCGGAGTAGAGTTGTCTAAAATGGCAAATCGCAAATCATCAATTTCTTCGGGAAGAGTTTCTAGATTGTAACTGGTATTTTCTAATGTTAAAATTTTCATATCGATATTATAGCACCTATTAATCAAAGAATCAATAACTTAATTTTTCCATACTGAAAGGATAGTTAGCCTCTTTATAGTATGCCTTACGCTGTGTCAAGTGACGCTTGGCAAATTTACAACTTGAAGTGATATCCCAAATTTCAACGTGGTCTTTATCTTCTGCTTTTCTTATGCCACGACCAATGCTTTGAATAACTCTAACAAATGATTTACCGGGCTCAATAAGAACCAAATTAAAGATCCTAGGAAGATTAATTCCAACAGCAGCAACGCCATAAGTAGCAACCAATATTTTATTTGTGCTTGTTTTGATTTCATCGTATTCTTCTTTTCTTTCTGTTAGTTTAGTTTCACCACTTACAAAAACCGAATCAGGAAGTCTAGTAACCAATTCTTTGCCAGCATTTACTCTGTCAACTAAGACCAAAGTATTGCCCGTTTCGTTGATCTTACTAATAAGTTCAGCTATCTTGTCTAGTCTCTCTTCGTTTTCAAGAAGGTGCTTTAATTCGCTTTGATAGTTTGAGAACTCGACTTCATCCTTTAATTGTACAATGTTTACATGGCATTTGGCTAAGACTCCCAAATCTTGCAACTCGCTTGCAGCAAGTTTATTGATAACAGGACCTAAACTTACTAGTAATGAGGTCCTTTCATACTCGGCTTTAGGGATAGTTCCTGTTAGTCCCCATCTGATGGGTACTTGACTGAACACGCCCGTCAATAGAGTTTTTAGGGCATCTGCTTTTGCCATATGACAATTAGATACTACTGCACCATCGACCACATAGTTATGATCATTTTCAATGTGAAGATTGAACACTTCATCAGGTTTATCTATTTCAGTTTTTCTTACTAATTTCATACAACTTCCTTATCTTTATTGCGGTTTTTTCATCAAATTTAGAAAGATGTGTATTTATGATTTGTTCACGATTTCATGATTTTCAGTAAGTTCATCTGCTCGGCACCATCCTAGAGTTGTTAGAAACTTATGATTTCCAGTAACCTTGATTACACTTCCATTATCAAATTCTAGCTCATACATTTTTTCAAGGGAAGATACGGTAAGATTATGGTGCTGTTTTATCACCGTATCTTCTTTGAAGATTTTGGTCTGTTCGCAATAATTAATTATTTTATCACCGGATTTAATGTTCTTGATAGGAACATATCCGTGCGTGGTCAACACCCTCGTTTCTCCGTCAAAACACTCGTCAACCATGACACATACAACATTATCAATAAATTCGTTAATAGGTATATCAGCTTCGCCAGCTTTAGTGTTCTTTAGTAGATTGTTCAATGATTGCCAAGTACAGATAGTGTGAGTTTTATTGTATTCTTTACGATCACCGAAATAAACACCAACATCTAATCCAAGATTGACATAATCTTCTTCAGTCTGCGTTACCAAGCTTTTGTTTGGTACAATCACAATTGACCTACCATACTTTTCTACGCTTTTGCTAAGAGCCGCAGTCATGATTGTATTATGATGAATAATTCCATCTCCGTCGTAATAAAGATGAGGGGCATTGATGCTAACATCATAATAATCATCACATTTAATTGATGTTTTATTTGTTATTTCTGCCGGTCCATTAATAGTATCAATCGAATCTCCTATAGTCAAATCTTTGGCAAATATATCACAGCCTGCACTAAGTAGAATGTGGTTTTCCGCACATCCTAAGATTTTATTATTGATTGTTAATTCTACTCCGGACAAATTTTCTTTTTTAATAAAATAATTAACTTGTTGTAGCCCATTAGGCGTAGGTATACTAATTCCAAAATTTGATATGTCAACTTCTTTGCAGTTTTCTAATTGTTGACATGTAAATTCTTCAATATACTGAGATAATTGACCAAATGTAGTTATTACTTCTTTCATTTCAAAAATTCTCGGCACTCATTGATTACCTTATCCTTATCTGCATAATAATCTGCTTCTTTAATTACCAAAACAGCAAATCCATTCTTTCTTAGTGCATCTAGTTTTTTTACGTCATTATCCCATATTTGTTGTGCTGTTTTACCTTTAATAAGGTCAGATGATAAGTACTTTTTTGAATCAGCATGCCAGTACTCTCCGTTAAATTCAATTATTTTTCGGGATTCTTTTCGATAATAATCTACTCGGTATATTTTATTTTTGGCTCGAACCGTTGTTTCTTCGTCACCAAATTTGCCAATCCTTAGCGGATCAATCGCTGTAAATAATTCAGTTGCTACTTGGCTAACGCCGCGATGCAATTTAGCCATTTGTAAATTCCATTTATTAACACGCGCATTAAACTTGGCTTGTCCTTTTTCTTCCCCGTATTTTTTAATATACCAAATTAGCCCATTTTGAGTTTGAGATTCTTTTACTTTAATGACTGCCATTTCGTGGCAATATCCCTTTTTAATCCAATACTCAATTGTCCTAACAGAATAGCCACGGGCGCCTTTTTGCGATGCAGGTGATTTAGCAGATCGCTTTTGTTGTATACTAGAAACTTTTTTAGCTGCTTCCTCTAAGGTATTTCCACGGTTAATCCAATATTCATTAGTATTCGGCAATCCTTTTCTTTTGGCTAAATTTACCAAGTTAATAATGATGCTAGTATCTTCTTGTGTGTAAAAACATTGCAATTTTTGCAGGGTCATCAAATTTGTCCCGTCGTAGCCACATTGACAGGTTTTATACGCAATATAATTACCTTTGTATATACCAAGATCAAACACTGCACCACAGCTACGACAAGATGTATTAGTAATCGGCGGAGCTTTGTTAATCAAACATCTACTGGGATATACTGGTTTTTTAATAGCTGCAAGTAATTCCCATTTATGGATTCCGTATAGGGTACACATTCGTAGCCAACTTTTTTCTTTAAAATTATTTATTATGATTTGTAACATTGTTATCCTGCTCCTGTTGTAATTTACTTATCATAAATTTACCAAAAGGAGTATTTTCGTCTAATATAATTTTTAGTTTAGTATTCTTTGTAACACATTTACCTGCACCCGTAGCAATTTCTTGTAAGCACTGTGGGTTAGCCAAGAAGTTATTGACAATTTCTACTTGATAGTCTCTTAGCGTAATTGGTTGTCCCTCTACAGGATGCCCTTTTGGCCAAGTACGATCAGCAAAGGAATCAGTAGTTACTTGAGTAAAATTAAAAGTAGTAGTGTAGGTTCGCAAATCTTCTAGTTCAATATCATATCCATAGTCTTCTAATACTGGAATGATCTTATCTAACAGATTGATGTACGAACTACCTGCTAAACTAAAATAACTGATTTTGCCGTTCCATCTGCCCAATCTAACCGCAGGAAGATACCTAGCACCAGGTATCTCAAACTCAAACTTCTTCATTAATGCTCGTCTAGCGTCTAGTTCAAGACCCTCGATCTTTACATTAACTTCATCTTTAATGATGATTTTACATTTTGACATATTATGGCATCAACCTTAACAAAATTATCTTAGCCGCGCTAGACCTTCCAATAGCCGATGTGTTGTGTTCAAGTACAGAACCAATATAAAAATATGGTTCTGTAAATGTTTCTTTCTCGCTATTCAGGTTTCTAATTTCTATATTATTATTTTTCACAAATTCCTGAAGGTTAAATTTATGTTTTGCACTAACTCTTGAAAATCGATTAGAAGAGCAAATACTATTTACATTTAATTGCTTGATCCAATCAGCCAAATCTAAGTTATCTATACTTGTTGTATAGATTCTAGTTGCTGCAAATTCTTTAGCCGGATCAGATAGTAATTCTTTATCTACTTTGATTCCCAATAGAGAACACTTAAACAAGACTTCCATTGAATCATTTAGTTCAATATCTACTAGTTGCTGGTAGAGCGGTTCATTGATCCCCGAAACATAGTATTGATCGTTTACTTTTACTAGCGTAGGTTCAAATGTCCCAAACGAGTTAGTGTTTAAAAAATCCATAACAGGCTTGAGTTCACTGCAATAAGTTACTGCAAAGAAATCGCTACATACCCTAACTGCGTTCTTTAATGCATAGGTGCTAAACTTAGTTTGGTATACTTTGTCTACTTTATCCCAGACAAAGGTATTGTGAATATCTTTTCTAAACTTTTTGATAAATTTAGAATTGAATGGCAAGTCAATTTTTAATAGAGTGCCATCAATAAAGAAATGTGCAGTATCAGTCATTTGACTTGGCAAAGATATAAGCCCAGCCAGCAAATGCCAAGAAGTAACCAGTGCCGATATCGCCGTTACCGGTGAAAGTAGCAATAAACGCGGTCAACAATGAAATGACCGAAATAATCAAAGGGCTCCAACTTTTAAACCAATTTTTCATAATTCCTCACAATGATTTAGGATGATGAGTGCGAATTTCTTTTTTAGAAAGATGCTGATGCACTCTATCCCAAGAATAAAGACTCATATCGCCAGATGATAGTTCACCATCTATACCCACATCAACTGTTCTGCCCGGCACAGTGGTATTACCATGCACATGACCAAATAGATGATATGCCCCACGATGCATTTGATTCCATTCCCAAATTGGGTAATGGAACAAAACAACTTTTATACCTTGAATGTTTAGTTCAAGATATTCGTTGACCGACTCAAACATACTCTGTAGTTCACGGTCGTTTCTAATGATTTTATCATGGTTACCGTATAACAAGTGCTTCTTTCCGGGTAACTGTCGCATAATAGATTTTGCGCGTTTTGCGTCGCAGAAGAATACATCACCAAGCGTATATACATGATCGTCCGGGGCAACTTGCGCTTGCCACATTTCAATCATCAAACGATCCATTTCTTCTACAGTATCACCCTTGCGAGTGTTGGGGCAGAAGGTCTTGATTCTAGTGTGACCAAAATGATTGTCCGAAGTAAACCAGATTTTTTCCATTATCGCTTAAACAGTCTGAGTGACGAGAACATCATGGGCCTGCCAGTAAGGTCAGGAACAGTGATCTCAATTTCGTTAGTATCAGTATCAATCATAACCTTAGCAGGATTCTTCTCACCAAATTCAGCAAGTGTGTCTGCCAAAATATGATCACACATTTCTTCAGTGAATGGGGATTCCTGTAGCGCGTATTTTTCCATAATGTTCTTTACTCGGCGAGTAAGTGCGTCGTCTCTGTTTTCAGAGGATAGCATAGAACTAAAAATCGACATATATTATTCTCCTGTTATACTGTATGATAATGATATTCTCAAAAAATGTCAAATTACTTGGTAATGTTCTTAGCGGGATAAGGTAAGTCAGGTATGGGCTGTTCTAAAAACTCACAAAGCTGTTCCCATTTATGTTCGGAATCCATGTCAAGTATCAACAAGTCTTGTTTACGAGTGTAGAAATACGATAGTACATCAGAATTGTGTTTTCTGTATGCAGAAAGGAAAATCTCTGCATCAAATTTCTTACGCCCATACATCAATGAATGTAGTTTATGGGTAAATGGATCTGTATCCCAATTAGCGCGATACTTATTGAATTCTGGATTCCAATGACGTTCTACTGAGTTAAGCCAATCTTCACTGTTTCTGATTGTAAGAATAAACTTTGATCCAGGATAGGCAGTGTCTAGTTCTCTGTACATTAATCCAACTGGCATATCAGTTAGCGAGTAATGACTTTCTACGGTTGGGGACAGCTTGTAGTTCATTACTTCGTTGTACAGACGCTTAGCCCAATGTGCTGAGGGCCAATGAACTGAATCTAGTCCTAAAATATTTAGGGCCTCATTCAAACTAGTAGTACCGGTCTTGTGCCAACCAATATTAAAGATACGAGCGGGGATTGGTTTAAGGTCAATAACCTTACCGTCATAACATCTGATTACAGTACCAGTTCCTACATTACCTTCGTTGACTACTCGGTTAGTTAAATGACCGGCAATTTCTTCATCTTCGACCGCAATTTTTGCTATGTGAGGATATTCTTTAAATCGTATCTTGTCATTGTGTCTGATTGCTAGCAGATATGCAGGATCGATTTCATGCTTTTGATAGCCTAGCGCAGTTAGTCGCTCGTTGAAATCTTTATCATCTCTGCCCCAAGCAGCATAGCGTTCATCGTACCCACCTGCTTTTAAGAAGGCTTCTTTGTTAACAGCGATTCTACCGCTAATGCCTCGAGGTAAGACTCCTGGAATCATATTAGACCACAAGAAAGACTTTGTACCATTCTTGTCAAACGACTCAGAAACATACTTAGCAAAACTTTTGCCAGTAAAGTTATCGGCGTCCATGTTAACTAAGATATCAGCACCGTGCAAGATTCCCAATCTATGGGCCATGTTCTTTGCATGGGCCATACGGAATTTACCGCTGTAAGGATAAGAGTAAAATACTACAGTACCCTCTTCAACTTCTTTAGCAAAGTTGGTTAGTATGTATTTTTGAACTTCTAAATCATAGCCATAATCAACCACAACAAAAATACAATTAGGATAATCTTTGTTATCCTCTATATTTTTTGGTAGTGTTTCTATTAGGTGAGATAGTCGTCCTTTGCAAGTTGTACAAAAGGCAATTTTATTCACTGGCGCGTCTCCGCTTTAGTCTGCGATGGCGTCTACGGTGCCCATCACCAGGCACGGGTTGGGGGTGAATCCAATGGTTAATTATTTTGTGGACTTTTTTTATCCACTGATCGATATAGTTCATTGCAGTTATCCTTATACCACGATGATATTTAGCAATCTTTTTGTTGCAATGAAGTTACGGTTTGTTTTCTTCGGGTACGGTAGTCTTATACAACAAACTTTTAACAAAGTCCTCTTCGATTAAGTGAGCAAATCTTTCCAATTGTGATGGGTATACATGTAGTGGATTCATAGGATGACCACCAAAATTGATTCCTGCTTCCTTAGCCAATTCTATAATTCTGTTATTCATCTTTAGATTCTTCGGGAATGTCGTTATAGGGCACTCCGTGTTTTAGACTTTCTTCCATAATATGAGCCAAATCTTCTTCAAACTTGGTGTAGCCCGGACTAGCCCGCAATCGCTGCCAAAATGGGCTGTTAGGATCGTCGGAGAATACTTCTTTGAGACTAGTCTTATATACTTTCATTCTTCACCCCAAATCCGTTTTATAGCGAATGTGTACAGCAAAATCATAGGCTGCTTCAGGATTCAAACCTTTGGCTATAGCCCACCCAAGAGTCAAATGTAGCCAATGAAAATCATTGTTTGGATCAATTTCTGACGCTCTATCAGAGCATTCGTTTTTGAACAGTTGAATCAATTGTTCATTCATTCTTCAACTCCGAAATGTTGTTTAATCAAATTGTATGCTTGTCCACGACTAACCATATCACGCAACATAGGACTCAATGCTACACCGCATTCTTCTACAATCAACTCGGCGAACTTTTCAATATCAATAGCGGAACATAATACCGCATTATTGTTGTAATGACCAAATACAATATCAGCCTGATCAGCAAGTTGTCGAATTCGTTCGTTCATTATAGTTTCCCGGAGTTTGCACCACACTCAACTGTTCGATTCGTTCTGCCGCCATCAACAACAGCATTTCAAGAGCAATGTTATCTCTCGCACTCCTGGCAGCAATTTTCAATGTTTCTGCTAATTCATAGTCTGTCATTCTTTCACTCCAAAATCTTTTTTAATCCAATACGCGCAATCTTTTGCTAATGCACCATCACCAGGAATGCCTCCACACTTTGCTGCCATCTCAAGGCAGATATCGGCACAATCTTTTGCAATCAACTGGGCGAACTTTACAGGGTTTAATTCCTGATAAGAGCCGCCTAGACCTTCTACGCCAGTTGACTCCATCGATTTTTCCATTAGTTCACGAATTCGTTCGTTCATCACTCAACTCCGAAATGTTCTTTCAATTCTTCACCCAAGTCTTCTAGCAGCCTAGCGTGTATATCGTAGATATCTTCCCACTTAGCCGAATGTCCTGGAGATAAATCATAGTTTGTAATCTTTTCAATACATTCTTTCACAATCAACTTGGCGAACTTTTCTAACTCTGCGTCATTGAATACCCAACGATCAGAGGAGATGTTTTCTACGATGGATTGAGTCGCCAAATCTTTGATTAGGTCGTTCATTCATCAACTCCGTTGACCAATATTTTATAGTCTTGGTAGCCATGAAGTAAAGAGTTTACCGCCATGTAGTCGGTATCAATTTTAGCGTGTTTATTAAGACTAACATCATGAATATATTCTAATGCCAGCAGCAACTGTTCGCGAGCGTGTTCGGTTTCGACAATGATTGTCACTTCGCCCAAAAAAGCTTGTTCGCTTGTGGGTTTACTGTTGTCCCAGCGATCCATCTGTTTGTTCATTCTTCAACTCCAAAATGTTCTTTCAAATCCGTGTTCAAGTATGTAGCAACTCTTTTAACAGTGTCTAGGCAAATGTCATCAAAGCCATCACCCTCTTCAACGTCATGAATAACGCCCAGTAGTTCGTAGGATTGCTTTTTATTAAGCTCGTCACATTTTTGAATAATCAACTGGGCGAATTTTTCTACTTCCTCAAGATCGGCATGACCGTCGATGAAGTAGTGGCGTGGAGTCTCGTTGTCAACAT